TTTTTAAAGATATGGCGGTTAATTCAGGTGCCACTGTCATGCCAGTCATTCCAGATACTGAAAACGCTAACTGGAACGCTACTGGTCTAGAAACCACTGCTAATCTCTTGGAAGAGAAAGGTGCGACCGATAATAATTATCACATTAATCGTGTCACACTGAACGCATATCGTTTGATTTCTGGTACGTTTATCGCAAACGATACTGACGAGCAAATCGTTGTTAATGTTCTTCCTTGGATTCTATCAGCTCTTGCACGAGCACACGCTCGAGCAATTGATAGCTCAATCATGAATGGTACAGCTAATCAAGCTGGTCTTATTGGTGGAGCAGGTACTGATGGTGCGGGTTCTTTCTTTGCGAAAGATTCTGCCAATGTTACTGATATCGCAAATAATGGTTCAGGTGCTGTAACAGGCGCAAACTTACTGTCCATTCGCTCTGAAATGGGTAAATACGGAGTTAATCCTGGAGACGTAGCATACATTGTTAACGTTGAAGAGTATTTTAACCTAATCGCAGATGCGGCGTTCTCGGACGTGTCAGAAGTTGGTAGTGACCTCGCTATGAAGGTAGTTGGTCAAGTTGGATCTATCTATGGCTCTCCAGTCATAGCTAGTGATCAGTTTGCACGTGCAACTACTAAAACAGCGGCTGTCGCAGTCAATGTTCATAACTACTTAATGCCTAAGTTACGCGGTGTTAATATTGAAACTGACTACGAAGTAGCAGGTCAGCGTACAGCAGTTGTCGCTTCACAATCCAGAGGATTTGAAGAGTTAGTTGCTGGTGATGGTGCTGCCGATGAGCCTTGTGTTCGAATTGAATACGCCTAATTAGGAGTATTTAACTATTACCTTGTGGGGAGGGCTTCGGCCTTCCCCCAGGTTTTTACTAATTAACTTATGGCAGATTTAATAACAAGAGATGAGTATAAATCCTTAAAAAACCTTTCTCAAAGTGTAAAGGAGGATGGTAGGATTGATGCACTCATAGATTCAGTAAGTCAATTAGTAAAAACCTATTGTGGGAATAATATTGTAGATTATTATAGTTCTAATAAGACTGAGACTTTTAATGTTAACTGGGATACTCATATGGTCCAATTAACAGAAAGTCCTGTCAATGCTATTGTAAGTGTGCAGGAACGAGAAGGATATTCTAGTTCTTATACTACTCTTACGACTAGTGACAATGAATATTTTTTAGATACTGATACAGACAGTATAATTCGTACTACAACAGGTAGTGCTTACAAAAACTGGCCAAAAGGCCCTGGCGCTGTTAAAGTAGTTTATACCGCAGGGTATTCTACCGCGCCAAAAGATTTGCAACTAGCGGTTGCTGATCTTATTACTTATTACTTGAAAGATGAGTATAAAGAAAGACGAACAATGCAGGGTGCAAGTGTACAAAATAGAGGCACTTCATCAATGAGTGACAATGTGGATTTTCCAGATCACATTAAGAGGGTCTTAGACCTTTATAAGAATTTTTAATGGCCTCAGCAGAATTTAAAAAATGGGTTGCAGGTATAACAGTTGATTTTCATAAAACTTCTCAAGACGCAGAAAAATCAGCTAGAAAAGCCTTAACTAGAAACCCTCAATTCAGTATATTTATTATTGAGGAAAAAGAATTCTTTAAAGTTTTAGAAACAGATTTAAAAAGAACTTTTGAAGGTGTTGACAAGCTAACGATACAAAAAATCTTTAGAGAAATTAGAATTAAATTTTTTAAAACCTTACATAATCGAGAAAAGGAGTTAAAAAGGTCCACGAAAAGAACTAAGGATAGCCCTAGAATTTGGGAAGATTATACTAAAGCATGGCAAGATAGCATAATAAAGATAAAGAAAAGACATACTATTAAAGGTGAAAGAGCTGCTTTTATCGTTACAAAATATAGCGCAATGGTTGAAATTAAAAAAGCCTCGTTGGATAAAAACGGAAAAATTAGAGGCGCGTTGATTCGTATAGTTAAAAATACTATAGAAAAGGCAGGCCTAACGGTTATAGAAGAGGAATTGGCAGCTCTCGGGGGCAAAGGCGCGGGAACAGGATGGCAAGTAGGTCACGGAGAATTTGAAGGTGCAGGAGCAGGTCAAGTAAGAGCAGCTATGGTTCAGCAAGCAGCAGAAAAAAGCGGCTTGAACTATAATAAGACTGAAAAAGAGTATATGAGGTCTTTATTTCAAACCTATAATGATAATTTTGAGTTTGAAGTAGATAGAGATCAATTACTTGATGCAGACGGAAATGTTGATTTAGATTATGTACCAATTTTATCTTTACAATCGACATTAACTAATCAAATAGATAGAAAAAGAGAATCAGACGCACTAACTGCATTTGCAACGGGTTTAGAGGAGGCAGCAACTCTAGAGGGGTCACGTTCTTTACAACAGGCTTTAAGAGATACTATACTATATAATTTAACCTCTAAAGGGTCTAAAAAATCTTTTAAAATTACTGGAGGAAAGCCAACAAAAACAGTAAAAACGCACTCCAAAGGTACGGCTAGAAAAACAGTCAAAGGCAAGATGCCTATAGGAATACAAGGCGTTGGAATGTCTATAGGGAAAGAAGGGCTTAAAAAAATAAAGCCTAAAAAAACGCGTCAAACAAAACGACGTTCGGCAGGTAGAGAACCACTAGCCCTTATTGCTAGAATGAATGAACAATTACCAGAAGCAGTTAGGTCTAATATGGGCCCTCCTGCTCTTGAGAATAGAAGTGGAAGATTTGCAAGCTCTGTTAGACTTACAGATGCAGCAATAACTCCTAAAGGGTTTCCATCTTTTGGATATACTTATGATTTAAGCCCCTATCAAACATTTGAAGTGGGTCATGCTCAGGGAACTCCTGAAAGAGACCCAAGAAAGCTGATTAATGAATCTATAAGACAGATTGCAGCTAATTATGCATTGGGAAGGTTTTTTACTAGAAGGACAGGGTAATGGCAACTAGAACATACACAACTCGCAGACAAGGAATTGTAAATGCTCTCGTTGATAAATTAAAACAAATTGATGGGTCGGGTGCCAATCATACAAATTTAGCAGACAATGTAAGCCCAAGATTGAAATTTTGGGATGAAGTAGAAGAGTTTCCAGCAGTTCATTTAAATGCAGGAATGGAAACTAGAGAATATTTAACTGGCGGGGTAAAGAATAGATTTTTAACTATCACTTGCCGTTGCTATGTAAACGAAGAAGACGCTGTAGACGCGTTAGACGCTTTATTAGAAGATGTAGAGACAGTACTTGAAGATAATGCAGGTCTAACATATACTGATAAACTAGGAGCAGATGCAGCGATACAACAAATCACAATTATCAGCATTGAAACTGATGAAGGTGTGCTTGAGCCTTTAGGTGTAGGAGAAATTGCCATAGAGGTTCGATACTAGAAAATCTTGACAAGAACAAAAGTTCTAGTTCAGGCTTTTCAAGAGTTAGAAGGAGATAATAATGGCTCAACAATTATATTTTAGCCGCGACTCGATAATGCGTTTGCAGATAGGGACTAAAACTTGGAAAATCCCTGTCCTCGAAGGCTTTAGCTTTTCACAGGCTACGAATGTGTCGGAAATAACCTTGAACGAGATGGAAAGTACTGCAGGAGTAAGTCGTCGAGGACGAAGAGCTTTTAATGACTCTCTTGCCCCCGTTGATTTTTCTTTTGGTACTTATATACGTCCGTTCAAGTCCGCAGGAAGCGGAACAGGAGCAGTAGATGATAATGCTTATCATCACGCAGTAGAGGAAGCACTATGGGCATTATTCTCCGGACCTGCTACTCATAATGCTACTGCTTTTGACTTTACAAATCAAACTACACATGATGGCACTAATTTAGATATTGACTTTAGTGAATCAAACAAATCAACACTTGGCCCAGCAGCAGGTGCAACCTTATATTTTGAATTAGGTGACGCTAATAAGGTTACTTATAAACTAAGTAATATTGTTCTTAATGAAGCCTCTATTGATTTTGACATTGATGGTGTTGCAAGTATTCAGTGGTCTGGATTCGCAGATACTATTACTCAGTACTCCTCAACACGAGTAGTTACCCCTGCAGTTAGTTCATCTACTACTGTAAATATATCTACCACAGATACTGGTACTCTCGTAGTCGGACAAGAAGTTAGTGGCACCGGTATAGTTGGTACACCGAAGATTGCTTCAATAACAGATAATAATACTTTTGTATTGTCAACTTCTCAAACGATTGCAAATAATACTGTATTAACTTTCGGTCCTCCGGCTGCTGATTATACTGAAGGTACTACTGCAACGAATAACTTTATTCGTAATCGATTAACAACATTAACAGTTGATCCGGTAGACAGAGACCCAGGTGGAACAGGATCTAATGTACTAGAAGATGATTATGTACTAACATTAACAGGGGGCAATATAACTCTTAGTAATAATGTTACATACTTAACACCAGAAGAATTAGGCGTGGTGAACGTACCTATTGGTCACGTAACGGGTACACGTGCTTTTGGAGGTAGTTTTACTTGTTATCTATCAGATGATACAGCAACTACTACTGCAAGTAAGGACTTTTTCGATGATGTTACCGCAATTCGTGAGGTAGTTTCTAATCAATTTAATTTAGTATTCTGTATTGGAGGTGGTACTACTGCAAGTCCAGTAACTCCAAGTTTACAAATTAATGCTGCTAAGTGTCACGTGGATATTCCTACTCACTCTATTGAAGATATCATTACCTTGGAAACTACATTCCAAGCCTTGCCTACTTCAATTGATGACACAGACGAAGTAACATTAGTATACTACGGTCCAACACCGGCCTAAAAATAAATCTTGACATTTTTGTCAAAGTGAAATATAATGTATTAATAATCGAGTGAGGGGGGTTAACCCCCTCGCCATTTTTTTAACTCAAATAGGAAGTAGTAATGGTAGACACAGCAACTGCGAAACCGAAAGCTGAACCGGTTTCACTAGCGAGTCTTATGACTCCAAGCAAAACAGTATCAATAGATTTTCCTGGACGTGATGGTTTCTCAGTATCTATCTGTTATTTAGCAAGAGAAGAACTGCTAAAACTAAGGAAAAAGTCTTTATCTACAAAATTTAATCGAAAGACTCACCAACCAGAAGAGTCTTTAGACGAAGAGAAGTTTCTCACAGAATATACAAAAGCAGTAATTAAAGATTGGAAAGGCCTGAAATTTTCATACTTAGAAGAGTTTCTTTTGGTGGATGTTTCAGATTATGATCCTAATGATATGCTGCCCTATACGCATGATAATGCGATGTTACTCATGAAAAATTCTAATGATTTTGATACATGGGTAACAGATGTTGTAGGTGACCTCGAAAATTTTACTGGGAACAAGTAGAGCAAATTCAGGGTCTATTTGTTCGATTTATAAATCAGCGTAATGCTACTATTGATATAGAAAAGTATTACAGGATTTGTGAACAGTTAGGGGAAGAGCCTGATCCATCAAAGATGCCGCTATCTCAATCGGACTTTCCGCTTGAGATTCAAGTGGCATTTTTTATGTTTGACCTTCTATCAGATGTTTGGGAAGGAATGTCTGGATCATATATGGGAAAAGATTGGTCTCATTGTAGTCAGTTATTCGACATATGGGAAATAGAAGATCAAAAAGTAATTATGTACTTTATGAAAATGTACGAAAGATTACTAGTTAATTATAGAGCAGAACAAGCAGAAGAAAAGAGAAAGGCAGACAAGCGGAAAAATAAAGCCGGCGGTGATGGTAAAAACTACACCCATAACATACAAGGATAATGGCAAAGAAGACTAAGGCTAAGGTACAATTAGAGGTAAATGCTAAAGGCGGTGGCTTTAAAAAAGTAGCCGTTGAAAGCAAAAAAGCCGGAAAAGGGTTAGGCGAGGTCGCGAAAAATTCTCGAGAAGCCGATCGAAATATTAAAGGAGCTGCAAATGCTTCTTCTGGTGCATCTAAAAACTTTTCAAAAATGTCGCAAGGTATGGGTGGACTCGTTGGAGCCTACGCAACTTTGGCGGCTAATATCTTTGCTATTTCCGCAGCTTTTCGATTCTTAAAAGACGCAGCTGATCTCAGAGTTATGAGAGAAGGTCAATTAGAATACGCCCAGACAACTGGCGAATCCATGGCTTTATTAACTGCTAATGTTCAAGAAGCCACTGGCCAAATGCTAAACTTCACAGAAGCCGCACAAGCCGTTCAAATAGGTAGAGCCGCAGGCTTAGACTCTTCTCAAATCACAGATTTAGCTGCTGTCGCTAAAAGTGCCTCTTTAGCACTTGGTAGAGATTTAACTGATTCTTTTAATCGTTTAACCAGAGGTGCTATTAAAGCAGAACCAGAACTATTAGACGAATTAGGTATTATTGTAAGGCTAGATCAGGCCACATCAGACTATGCTCAAACCGTGGGTAAAACTGCAAAAGACTTAACTACTTGGGAAAAGAGCCAAGCAGTTGTAAATGCAGTAATAACTCAAGGTCAGAAAAAGTTTAAAGATTATAATGTTCAATTAAATCAATTTACTAAGATGGGAAAAGAATTTGATGATTTATTGAATAGCATAAAAGATATGATCACCCCTATAGCGGAGTTTGTAGCGGGAGGATTGAATAAGAATATTGCAGCTTTAGCAGGTGCATTTGCACTTTTAGGCACAGGAATTATTAAAAGTTTAACCCCTGCTCCAGCCGCTATACAAGATGTTGAAGAAACTCTCGCACGCTCTAGAGAAAGAATTGGAGAATTGAGTCAAACTGGAAAGGTTCCAAAAGGTGGATTAGGTGGTGTTGAAAGAAGTGCTAAAGGTAAAAGCGAAAAAATATTTTTAAACCGAAATAAAGCGGAAGTTCGAAAACATATCCGAATAATTAGAGCCATAGAAGAGAGAGGCCTCGCAGAGCGCTCAACTGGATGGAAACGCTTCTGGGCAATGAGAAAGGCAGAATTGTTAGAGTATCAAGCTCATCACGGAAGAATGGTGGGAACTATAAAAGCCGGATTAGCAAATCTAGGTAGATTCGCAAGTAGTGCTCTTAATTTTATTGGTGTATTAGGTATATTATCTATAGCTATAAGCATGGGAAAACAGCTTATAGAAATGTTCAAAGACCCTGCTATAAAAGCAATGCAAGATGCTATGGAAGGTATATCAGATACTTTTGCAAGCCAAAACAAACATATAACCGAATTAGTACAAGGATTAAAAGATACAAATTCTAGTTTAGAAGAGGTTCAGCAATTTGCAAATGTAATGAGTAATTTTAATATGCAACCTTTTCTAGGCATGGCTGCGGCTTTGGAAAAGGTAAAAGTAGACGACTTGAATTTAGAAGTATTAGGGGGTGAGAGCGGATTTAATGAAAATATAAAAACGGGTATTGAGCTACTTCAAAGGCAGGCAGATTTATTGGAAAGCAGAGGATCCTCAGGAGCACCAGCTATCCGAGCACATGCACTTGAAATAGAAAGAATAAGTCAGGAAGTACTAACGGCAAATGCAGTGGCTTTAAGAATGGATGCAGATTTACAAGACAGATACGACGCGATTAGTGACCGTCGAGCAGAGGGATTTGGGCCAGCGCAAGCAGGGCCTCTAGAAGCGGGAGCCGTGCAAGATCTAGAGCTTGCCTTTGCTACAGCGGCACAAAGTGCTGCATCTTTAAGAGCAGAATTACAGGCCGTTTTAGGAGAAGCCCCCGCAGTTGTTACTTCAGCTACTGCAGTACTACAATCTGTACCTACGGGAGTTGAAAGAACCGAAAGAGCCTTAGAAAACTTTAATGAGACACAAAAACAATTCATAGTTCAAAATTCAAGATTTTCTTCACTAGGAGAAGCTTTTACTGATGTAGGAGAAGCTTATGTAAATATGATAGAAGGGCTAGGAGAAGTAGATACAGGTGCCACTTTTGACTCCATTCTTGGAGAAGGCACTGAAGCAATGATTGATAGAATGTTAGGAGACGATGCTTTAAAAAGGGTACAAGAAGTTGAAGCAGGAATGATCGAAGTTAATGGTGTACAAATAGAAGCTACTAAGCTTCAGGCTCAAGCTCTTCAGATTTCTAAAGAAATGAAGGCAGTACGAGATGACATACTAAAAATAGAAGAAACTATGCTTTTGAATGCTCAGCGACTTGCAACAGCAAGATTCAAGGCATTAGCAGGACAAACTAGACTACAATCAGAGCAGCTAAATAGAGAGCATGAAATTTTTAAGTTAGAACATGAAATAAATAAAATAGAACAAGAACAAGAAATAAGAAGAATAGCACGGACTACCGCAGAACAAGTTACAATTGATCTTGAAGAATCAAAACTTGAGCTATATCGAGCACAAATAGAAGAGCTAGAAAAACAAGAACAACTTCAAATACAAATTGCAAGAGCAGCTAATCAAGCTTTTGAAACTGCTGCAGTTTCAAATCTTGCTGATTTAATAAAGGGAAAGGAAAAGAGTATAAGTGATGCCTTTTTAAAAATAGCAGAAAGTGTTTTAGGAAAAGTAGCCGATACTATATCAGAAAATTTAATTCAGAGCTTAATGGGTATAAAAAGTCCTGCTGCGGCATTTAGAGATGCAGCAGTAACTGGAGCAACTACTGTGCATACTAAAACCGTGGAGGCCTTTACAGAAGGTGCTCGAATTGTTGGCGATGCAATCAGAAGAGCTTTAGGTTTAGGAGGAGGAGTCGGAGAAAATGAAATGGTTTCCCCGCAGACATTGTCTTCGGCCGATAGGTTATCTGCTTTACCAGAAGATATGTTTATGCTCAAGGACCCTGCTCCTGAAGAAGAGAAAAAAGGGATCTGGGAAAAAATGTTTGGAAAGAAAATTGAAAGCCCTACTTTAAATTCAGATGGACCGCAAATGTTTAACGCTGAAGCAGGTCAGGACCAAGGAAACTATGGAAACACGAGCAGTACTAGAACCGCGTCAATATTTGGACCAGTAATTAGTTCTTTTGAGAATCTTTTTGCAGGAGAAGGCCCCTTCTTGTCCAGATTAGGAGACTTTTTCTCAGGAGATAGTAGCTTTCTTAAAGGTTTAGGAAGTATGTTTGGAGAGTTAGGAGGTATATTCGGAGATCTATTAGGAGGAGCAGGAGACCTTTTAGGAATGATTCCAGGTCTTGGATTCCTTGGAATGGCAGATGGAGGTATTCTAAAAGGAGGCTTCCGCAAGTATGCTAATGGAGGAATTGCCAATAGTCCTACACTTGGTTTGATAGGAGAAGGCAGACATAATGAAGCTGTGGTTCCTCTACCAAATGGTAAAGCCATTCCTGTAGATATGAGAAGTAGCGCACAAAATAACAATATAACTGTAAATGTTTCATCTGATGGGCAAACAGAAACAGAAGGCGGAAGTGATAGTGATGGACTTGGAAGGGCTATTGCCGCAGCCGTTCAAGAAGAGTTACAAAATCAGAAACGATCTGGTGGAATTCTCAATAGATACGGGACAGCATAATGGCAATAGGATTCACAACTACAGGAACGTTTGGAAGCAGAACTATTCGTCCAGATAGATCTATGAGAAGGTCATCTAAACCTAAAGTTCATGTGGCTACTTTTGGGGATGGATATGAACAACGACTAGCAGATGGTATTAACTCTATCACTCAAGAATTTAGAGTATCTTTTAATAAAAGACCAAAAGAAGAAATAGATGATATTGTAGGTTATTTCGATTCTTTAAAAGGTGTTACTGCATTTAATTTTACCATTCCTGATAGTAATGCAAGTGGTACACCTAAAGAAACTATACTTAAAGTAGTTTGCGAGGATTTCTCCACTTCTTATGATTATGGAGACTTTTATAGCTGTAAGGCAAAATTCAGAAGAGTTTATGAAGCATGACAACATTAATAGACGCAGTACAAACCCAAGAACCCGGCAGCGAACTGGTAGAGCTTATCGAAATAGAACTAAGTGATACTAGTTCTATTTATTTACATTCGGGGATTGATACTGATTTAACTTCTATACAGTTTAGAGATTTAACTACTCCTGCAACTATAAGAACATATACTTCTATTCCAATAGAATTAAAAGGAGTAGAAAGAAATACCGATGGCGCTTCCGCAAGACCTTCTTTAACGGTAGCTAATGTACTAAATACTTTCAGGGGTTTAATAGGAGATTTAACTAATAAGGATTTGATTGGAAAAAGGGTAATTAGACGACAAACATTAAAAAAGTACTTATACGGTGAAAGTGCCGATTCTAACCCTCCTGTAGAATTTCCTGTTGAAAAGTTTATAATTGATAGAGTTGCGTCTGAAAATAAAGTAGCTATAAATTTTGAATTAGCCGCAGTTATGGATTTAGAAGGGGTAAAGATACCTGGAAGAATCGTTGTTGGAAAGTATTGTGGATGGGAATATCAAGGAGTACCAAAAGGTCGAGGGGGCTGTACTTGGAGAGAAAACAGTCAAATAAAAATTGGAACTACAAACTATAAAGCATACTTTAATATAGACGATGAGCCTATTATTTTACTTTCAGATGCTACTAGTCATATTGGAACAGCTTGGAGTAGTTCTACTACTTACGGGCCAAATAATTGGGTAACTCACAGTAGTGGGTATTGGAGATCTAATTCTACAAATGATGATTCAGAGCCTTCCGATGCAAATGTGGATTGGCAAAGAATAAGAACTTATACGGTTTGGAATACATCAGCTTATACCTATAGTTCTAGTAATTTACACCACTATGTAGAATCTGGCAATACTATTTGGAGATTAGTAAGGACTAATACTAATAATACTCCCGCCATCGGATCGAAATACTGGGTTAGAGGGGATTTATGTGGTAAATTATTAAATTCTTGTAAATGTAGATTTCAATTTGACCCAGATACAGTTAATAATCCCAATACTTTTCCGTCAGAAAATAAAGATACTTCTAAGCCTCTACCATTTGGAGGGTTTCCAGGGAGTGAAAAGTATAGATGATTAGTTCTGTAATCCTTTCGGAAATGTTTTCACATTTTGGAAGGTGTGCTCCTAGAGAAGGTTGTGGTGTTTTAGCAGTAAAGCGGGGGAAGTTAAAATGGATTCCGTGTACTAATATAGCCGTAGATGATGATGATTTTGCACTAGATCCGAATGAGTATGTTGATATACACCATACTCATGATATTGTAGGAATAGTACATAGCCATGTACACGCTTCCTGCGAGCCTAGTCAAACAGATATAAAATATTGCAATGCTTCAGATGTACCGTATTATATTTTTAGTTACCCTAGCATGGATTGTTATAAACTAGAGCCGAAGAATTCTGATATTCCTTTAATGGGACGAGACTATGAATGGGGCGTTACAGATTGTCTAGAGGCTGTAAGAGATTATTACAGAAAAGAACTGTATATTGACTTAAAAAAGAAAAGAGCATATAAAAGAGATTGGTGGAAATCTGGCGAAAATTATATGACGGATGAGCACATTAAAGAATGGGGCTTTAATCTTGTAGATAATTTACAAAAGAATGATTTACTAATTTTTACAGTAGAGGGTAGTACTCCTAATCATTGCGGAGTTTATTTAGGCGATGATTTATTTTATCATCATATGGAAAATAGAATTTCGTGTAGAGAAAATCTATACCCATTTTGGAAAAAGTTTTTTAGAAGAGCATATAGATATGAGACGTAAAGTATATTTAAAAGGACAAATAGAGAAGAAATTTGGGTCTGAGTTTACTATTAACTCATCTTCTTTTAGCGATGTCATTAAGTGTATTGACTGTAATCGTCCGGGCTTTAAGAAGTACTTATTAGAGTGCCATGAAAATGACATAGCATTTGCTATTAAAGCCGCTGGAAAAGATATAGAAGATCAAGATTTACTTTCTCCTTTGAAAGAAGGGGATATTACTATTGCAGCTCTACCCGCAGGATCTAAAAGCGACGGAATGAAAATAGTAACCGCAATAGCACTTATCTATATATCTACCTTAATTGGGCCTGAAGGCGCCTACGCGCTTGGAGGGAAAATTGGTGCGTTTGTGGCAAAAGCAACAATGGCTGTAGGAATAAACTTAGCTATGCAAGGTATACAAGGTATGCTTGCACCGGATCCTGCCACTGAAGATCAAGAAGATGAAGGATATTTATATACAGGTGATACAAATATAATAGTGGAAGGAGATCCAGTTCCTTTATTATATGGAGAATTGAGAGTAGCAGGTCAGCCAATTTCTATAGCTCTAAATAATATAGCTTCGGGAGGATATACTCCTGAACAAGAAGATAGACTTGTACATACAACTACTGATGGTTTTTATACTGGAGCACCTCCGGAGCTTTATGGAAATGGAATAAATTCTTTTCTTTATGGCGGTGAGGATCTGTTCGGATAATGAATGATTTTGTAAAAGATGCATCTCCCACAGGGGCTTCGATAAGTCGAAGTGTGATAAACAAAAATCAAATTGTTTCCGCTGTAGACATAATCTCAGAGGGGCCTATATTTGGTTTAAGTACAGGTGCGAATTCTGTTTATTTAGACGGTAATCCAGCTGCAGATGTAAGTCAAGCTGCACAAATGCTATCTCATGGAGCTGCTTCTTTTTCTTTCACAGCTGGAAGTACTAGTGTAACTTCTACTAATGCTACTCTTGCAGATTTTACTGCGGGTAGTATAACTGGAAGTAAGTATTTAAGACTAGTAAATATGCGACAGCAGGCGGGAGCTAGTTCTGCTATAACTACTCTTTCAAGTCATCCTGAAATAACCATTACTGCTGCCAGTTCTTTTTTCGAATCTTGGATGGTAAAAGATACTACTATAAGTCCTGAGAATCAGCCTCATGTTACTCTAACAATCGGAGACGGTTTATATTTTCTAGGGCACATTAAAGAAGTGGTTTCAGCAACTGTAGCTAAGGCCATACCTATTGGTAATTATATGACTGATATGTATGTAGATAAAAGCTCGGGGGAATATACAGTATCTATAAGCGGGGCTTTAAAAATATCTACTATAAGTAATAATAATATTACTTTGGTTTCTTCTACTAATGTTCAGACTGGAACTTTTAAATGTGATTTATCAAACTCTGAGTTTTTTGCTAATTTTACATCAAATACAACAGTTCCAAGTATTTCTAATTACAAAAGTTTTTCTTATCAATTTAGACAGGGTACCCTAACTCAGTCTCCTATTAACGATATTTATGGGGGCTCTGGAGCTACTTCTATTCCTGCGTCTCATGGAATTGCTTTTACTTACCCAGATTCTGGAACCAGTTGGCCAAGTATATCGGGGGCTGATCCAATAGAAAGAACTTCTTCCCAGATGAATCTTAGTGCTTCTACTGCTAGACAAGTTGATGAAGTCAGGGTAATATTTAGCTATCCAGCTTTAAGTCAAGCCAGTACATCAACAGATAGTAAATATCCCGGCTTACAAGCCTATAAAATTGAAATAGCTGTTAATAAAGGCGGAGGAATGGGGTCATATGAGAACTACAAAGTAGATGGAGAGTATTTTTATCATACAGGAGAGCAGAATAATTCTTTTTATATTCAGGAAACTTTAAGTCTTGATAGGTTTAAACCTTTTACAGATTTTAAATTAAAATTTACTAAAGCTACAAGAGATGATACTGGTATACAGTCCGCAGGAGATTATGACGATGATTATAGTGTACAACTTTCTTCAACTTTAGCAAGTACAGTATGTATAATTAGAGAGAGGTTTATATACCCTTGGACAGCTTATGCTCAAGTAAGTGTTGACGCGGCTTCTTTTAACTCAATACCTAAAAGGTCTTATTTATGTAAGGGTAGACTCGTTTATGTTCCTTCTAACTATCAGACTAGAGAGGAAACAGGAGGTGTGGCAAACTACAGAAGAATAGCTTCAAGTGGAGCTATCCATGCTTCTCAAGATCAGGACTGGGATGGGACTTTTAGAAAGCAACTTGTTTATACCGATAATCCTGCTTGGGTATTTTATGACATTATTAACAATGATAGGTACGGATTAGGAAAGTGGTTAAAGTCTGTAGATATAGATATATACTCTTTATATAGAATTGCTCGATATTGCGATGAACTTGTGCCTGATGGAAAAGGAGACATAGAGCCTAGATTTAGAGCAAATATTTACTTAACAAAAGCAACTGATTGCTATAAAGTGCTTAAAGATATGGCAACTACTTTTAGATCTATTTTATACTGGTCTGAAGGTAATATTGTTCCTGTAGTAGATCAAGATAAAGATCCCGTTTATAATTTTACAAAAGGCAATGTTATAGACGGAGAGTTTAACTATGAAGGTACAGGGTCTAAACTACGTTCCAATCAAGTCGTAGTTACTTGGAATAATCCTGAAAATGCGTATGTTCCGGAAGCTCTTTTAGTAGAAGATAAACAGAATATTGTAAAAACAGGGAAAATAATTTCAGAAAATGCCGTTGCGTTTGGAGCAACTTCTATAGGACAAGCCACTAGATATGGTCGCTGGAAATTATGGACAGCTATTAATCAATCGGAAGTAATAAGTTTTGGAACTGCAATAAATGCTGCTTTTATAGCTCCTGGAGACATTGTAAATGTACAAGACGCAGACAGATATGATATAATATATAGTGGAAGAGTATCTAATACAGGAACTCCTTCAACTACTTCAATACCTTTAGACAGGGCAACTATTCTTAATAGTGGTAGTACATATAAATTAAGTGTTCTTATAGAAAGTTCTGTGCCTTTTTTAGCACAAGATAGTGCAACTATAGGTGGAACAGCTTATACAAGAGGAGATATAATTCCAGGATTTACTACTGAGGAAGCAGCCTCTAATATACAGGACAGTAATAATGTACTGGTTCAAATTAATTGGGCTCCTTATACTCATGTAGAGACTCAAGACGTTAGTACATCTGCTGGAACCGTTACTTCTTTAACAGTTGATACAGCTTTTACTGTAGCTCCTAATGCTGAAACTATTTGGGCGTTACAAGAGCACGTTACAGCATCTAATTTGGACTCAGCAGCTTCTAAAAAAATGTATAAGATATTAAGTATTAAAGAAGCAAAAAAAGGAGTCTATGATATAACTGCTGTGGAACACTATAATGAAAAGTTTAATGATATTGATGTAGACTTTGGGTTACCTTATGTGGAAACTTTATTAACCCCAAGCCAATTTGTGCCTGCGCCTACAAATTTATCTAGTGAGATATTATAATGACAACAAAAGACGTAAAAATTAGTTGGAGTGCTCCTGTTAATGCAGATGGAAGTGTTTATGAGCATTTAAAAGAGTATGAAATTCATCATAATATTTCAGGAACAGCAAGCCCTTTAACAGTGCCTCCAGGTACCACTACAGGTACTCAAGCACTACCTGCGGGTAAATATCAAGTAGCTGTAGCTGCTGTAAATAATCGAGGATTTAAATCTTCCAAAGTTGTAACTCAATTTGAGGTTCCTACTTTAGTTCAAAATCCTGATGCCAAAAGAGACTATGGGGTTTCTTTAGGGGGCGTTATCAGCTCTGGTTCTACTATTAGTTCTGGGGGAATTTTTAATATATCAGATACTACAGGATGGTCTTTTGCAGGAGCCGGTGCGCCTAAAGTTTTTAGTACCTTTTTACCTGGACAAACAGGTAGATTCGAACAAGATTGTAGCGATGTAGCATCTTTAACTTTTAGTGGATTTACGCCAGAAGAACAAGCAATTAAATCTCACTATATGCTTTTTGATTTTAGTGATGCGAATGATCCATGGAAGCTGATTAAGTATGAAGATAATGTATATTCTACTTCTAATAATCTAAATATTGGATATTTTTATGATACAGGAGACGGAGACGTTACTCCTGAGTCTACCTTTGTAGATAAAACTGGAGCAGTAACTATAGCAGCAGGGTCTAGTAATGTAGTAGGAGTTGGAACATCTTTCACAACTGAATACGCAATAGGTGATATAATATATTTCAGCAGCACAAAAGCGGGAATAGTTACTTATATCGAGTCCAATACTTCTTTAAATATAGATAGAGATTTTACTACTGCTACGAGTGTTAACGGAACATCGGTAAAAATTAAAAAGCAGGGTCTTACAATAGATGAGAACTATGATGCTGTAATTTATTCTATAAGGAATAACGCGGGCACATTTGAAAAACTTGCTATTGAACTGGATGTGGACTCAAGTGCCTTTACAGGACAAAATGTAAAAACAGTCAATATTTACAAGTTAAATGACGATAGTCTGACTTCAAATACTTTTGGCACTTTTGACACCCCTTTAGATAGCGCAGAGACAGGATGGAGTTTATCTATTCCAGGCTTAACTGCAAATAATGATAAAGTATATGTATGTTCTCGTCTTTTTACTAGTGATGGGGAAAGCCCTCAAGATGCTAATTGGACTGCTCCTGTCATTTATTCTCAACGAACGGATGGAACTGCAGGGACAGGACAGGGCATTAAATATGTAAATTTATACAAGTTGAATGATAGTAGTTTAACTTCAAATACTTTCGGTACTTGGTCTGACCCAACAAGTGGGGCAGAAGCAGGATGGACTATTGCGGTTCCTGATATTGGAACCACTAATGGGAATACGATTTATACAACTTCTCGAACTTTTACTAGTGATGGAGAATCTCCTCAAACCAGTACTTGGACTACTCCAGTAATATATTCAAAATATACTGTAGGAGGGCAAGGAACCCCAGGTGACGGAGTAGATATTGTATTTAAACGTTCTGAAAATCAGCCCTCTACTCCTTCTGCTTCTTCCGGAACCCCTAGTGGCTGGTATACGGATGTGAATTCTGTTCCATCGGGGTCCAACCCAATATGGTCAAGTGTAGGAACAAAAGCTTCTGGAGCAACTAATTATACTTGGCAAACTCCTATTAAAATAGAAGGCTCAGACGGAGTTGATGGAGTTTCTATAGCAGAACTAACTATTTATATAAGAGATAATAACACTCCTGCTTCTCCTTCGGGAGGCACATATAATTTTAGTAATGGTACTATCACTGGTGGGCCTATAAGTGCTTCGCCCCCATGGTACCAAGCCATACCCTCAGGCACGCCCCACCTTTGGACTTCTAGAGCAGTTGCTACTGCAACTAGTCCAACAGGAACAGATACTTCTCTTAGCTGGTCGGCTCCTGTTCTTAGTATGAAGAATGGCGAAACTGGAGCTACGGGGTTAAAAAGCTCTCATGGATACTTATATTATAGTACAATAGGAACTGCTCCTTCAGGGCCTCCTTCTGGAGGCACATATACTTGGGGAGCAAATGTACCTTTTGGTACGACACCTTCTGGATGGCAACTAAATGCGCCCACACTTGAGGGTGGTGCAGCTAATCAAATAACATATTATGTATATTGGAGCGTGACTCAAACCTCAAATACCGATACTACTAATACTCCTACTTATAGTGCTTCTGTTTATACCGCACATAATTTTGTAGGCTTAGTAAAATTTAGTGGCACAAACTTAGTAGATGGGAATAGTAATAGTGTTACACCGCTTGAGGCATCAGATTTAGGTTCAAGTGGTACTACTGTTATAGATGGAGGCAGAATTGATACTGGAACTATTACAGCTAGAGAAATAAATATGACATCTGCGGCTGGACAAGATGCCTCAGATTTAGGGATGCTTTCAGGCGGAGGAGTCACATTAGAAGAAACCAAAATGTACATAGGAACAGGAACTTGGAGTAATACCAATACTGGCTTTTATGTAGATGAGGATGGAAAATTTTCATTAAAATCTGCATTTACATGGGATGGTACAGATTTAAACATAGATGGAAATATAAAATCTACTTCTACTATAGAAGCTCAAAATTTTAAATATGATAACAACGCTTCTACAATTGAGTTTGGATCAGGGGTTTCAATCGTTAATGTTCCTTGCGTTATGGGGGTTAATAGTACCGCCAAAGCTGGTGCTGGTTTCATAGGTACAAACGTAGGAGTGGGGGGAAGAAGCACAGATACTAGTGGAGATGTTGGAGGAGTATATGGAGACAATAACGGGTCAAATAAAGGGTGGCTAGGGCATAGAACTGCAGGAGTAAAAGCTACTTCCGGAATTATTGATGGAAGTTTAACTTGTGGGACATTCTCAGTTGGAACAAAAGATCTTAATCTTGGTGGAAATGGAATAACCTTCCCTGCAGGCACTCCTAGTTCTGGAGATTATTTAAAATTTAATAGTTTAGCAGGTGGGGTGGCCACTTTAGAATGGGCCGCTGCTAGTGGTGGCGGAGGTTCTGGTACTATCACAGGTGTTACAGCTGGTACTAATTTATCAGGTGGTGGAACTTCTGGAAATGTTACACTAAATGTTTCAACAGCTGCAGTTTCAAATGGTGCTGCGACAATACCATCAGGTAATGATGTATACGACTTTGTTACTGGTTTAAATTATTCCACTACTACAGGTACTGTAACAGGTGTAACAGCTACAGCTCCTATAGTTTCTAGTGGGGGTACAGCACCTGTCATATCTGCTACTACTGCAGCGATAGCAGATGGAGGCACAGGGCTTGCAACAGCAGATCAAATTCATACGTTTGTTACTGACTTTGGTTATACTTCAAATGTTGGAGATATTACCTCTGTAACAGCGGGGGCAGGTTTAACTGGGGGTGGTACTTCTGGAGATGCAACTGTTAATGTAGGAGCGGGTACTGGTATTACTGTAAACGCAAATGATGTAGCTGTTAATATGGGTGCTTTTAATACAGGTAATTTATCAGAAGGAAGTAATCTATATTACACAAATGCTAGAGTAGCTACTGTACTATCTGGGGCTATATCTACTGGAGCCATCACTTCATCAGGTAATATGCAGGTTACAGGAAGTATAACAGCATCACAAAACGTTACGGCTTATTCAGATATAAGATTAAAAACTGATATTAAAACTATAGAAAATGGGTTAGATAAAGTTTCTAAAATGCGCGGAGTAACTTTTGATATGACAGAAGGTCCGGGTAGTGGAGTTATCGCACAAGAACTAGAACAAATCGCTCCGGAACTAGTAAAAGATGGTGAGTATAAGTCAGTAGCATATGGAAACTTAGTAGGATACTTAATCGAAGCAATCAAAGAATTAAAAGAAAAAGTAGAGGAATTAGAAAATGGCAAATCTTCAAAGTAGTGGGACTATTTCTATAAGTGATTTGAGAACTCATTATGGGGATGACCCTTTAAGTGCTTCTAGTTTAAGTGAGTTTTATAGAAACGGGTCTCTTGTTCACAATACTAAATTTAATGAAAATATACCTAAGAGCGGTGCTATTTCACTTTCTAATTTTTATTCTGCAGATAATAGAGAATATAGTCTAGTAGCTAGCCCTACTCAAGTTAATGAAACAACTAATAGAGACGTTACAATAACTTTAACAACAAAAAATGTTGCCAATGGGACTCAAGTGTACTCAGAAACAAGTGGCATCACCCCAGTAGATGATATTGTAGGAGGATCTGGTACAAGTAATGTTCCTTGGACTTTTACTGTTAATAACAATACAGCTTCAGTACAGTTTACAGTAAAAGCAGATAGAACAACTGAATCAACAACCCCAGAAAGAGCTTATACAGTATTATATACGAGTAGTAGTAGTGGTATTCCTATAGGTTTAGACCATGCTGGACCAACTCCTGATCCGTCGGGAGACTATGCAACGGCTTACTTTGATATTTCTGATACCTCTAAAACTTGGTTTTCTGCAGTTGTATCACCTAGTGGATCAGCACCTCATCAGGTATACATAGAAGAAATAGAGATAGAACCTCAAGGTACTGGAAGTGCTTTTGCTTCTATAACAGCATTTAGTGATCAATTTAAAGTAAATGCTGGAAATAATGAGCCTGGAAACGGTCTTGAGGGAGAAGGCACAACTTGGTCTGTTACCGCTGATTTTGACAATTCATATGGTAGATGGATTCATTCCTCAACAGACAGTGATTTAACTAGTGCAAATAATACAGTTCTTCAAGGCACTGGAGGAAAATATAATGGGAACTCTAGTATGTCCGCAGGTTGGCCAAACGGCACAGAACAGCCCTACTTTCAATTCAACAGAGAGGTTACATTTCCAAGTACTTTGCCAGGTAATCAAACTCATAGTATAGTAATATCAGAAAAAGGAAGAATTGTATTTACAGAAATAGGGGCACCTAGCGGATATACAAATAGAACTCTTTATTCAGATTGGTGTATATTTAAGAGTAGACATGATGCTACATACGGAAATTAAGACCTGACAAAAAACAATTTTTTGACGTAAAATCTCAACTACACTACTAATACAGGGACAATAACCTGCATTTACTAGCTTGGGTAGTCCACCTACCGAAAAAATTTCTTGACTTAAAATGTCGAGCTTGCTATAATTACAGCATGGAGAATCTAAATGACCGCAGCAGCTTATAACTTAACAATAGACCAAGGTTCAGACTTTGCACTTGACTTAATTGTAAAAGAAGATAATGCCGTAAAGAATCTTAATGGATATTCTGGCAGAGCGCAAATGAGATCTACTAAAAGTGCTTCGACAGTGGCAGGCAGTTTTACGGTTACAATTACCAATGCAGCAGCTGGAGAAATGAAAGTAGAACTTACTAATGCTACTTCTTCGGCCATGACTGCGGGCAAGTATTATTATGATTTAGAAATATTCACAAGTGGAAATACCATAGTCAGTAGACTACTAGAAGGGACTGTTATTCTAACCCCTGAAGTGACAAGATAATGGCAACAAGTGTAGACATTACAGAATCTGTAACAAGTATAACTGCCACAGGCACTAATACATCAATCGCTATTACGGATAGAACTTCAAGCGTAACCGCGTATAATTTAGCTCTACCTACAGTTACGGATACAGCCACCAGCATACCTAGTAGTGCTTATGGCCCAATAACCGCAACAAATGTACAAGGGGCTATAGAACAACTAGCAGATCAAAGTTTTAGACAAGCCGCTGCACCTACAGGAGCTACCGTAAGCGAAGGTGATACCTGGTATGATACGGATGATGACGAATTTAAAGTATACAGAGAAATATCAACTGGAGTTTTTGCGTGGGCACCAATAATGATCGGAACCCCTCCCGGAGACTCAGATATAGTCGATGCAGGAGCTTTTTAGCTTAGAGTAACCCCATGGCACAAATAGTAAAAATAAAACGAAGTAGTAGTACAGCCACCCCAACTACCCTGAACCAGGGAGAGATGGCGTATTCTTCTTCCAGTGATAAACTATTTATTGGTCAGCCCGGAGATGCAGAAGTAACCGTAATTGGTGGTAAGCTGTATATGGATATGCTTGATCATACAGCAGGTACTTTGACAGCTTCTAGTGCTCTGATAACCGATGCTAGTAGCAAATTAGACCAATTAAAAGTTGATAATTTAACATTCAATGGAAATACCATTAGTATTAGCAATACTAATGGTGACCTCACTCTTTCTCCTAATGGCTCTGGAAAGGTTATACTCGATGGAGTAAACTGGCCAGCTGCTGATGGTACTAGTGGGTATTTACTTTCGACTAATGGCTCTGGGCAATCCTCTTGGATTGCACCTCCTGTAAGTTCATTTACATTATCAGCAGACACTGGAACAAACGATACTTTTACTACTGGTAGTACCCTTACTTTTAATGGTGGAACTAATATTGATACTGTTGTGGCAGATGATGCTATAACATTTAACGGTAAGTCAGATGCTCAGATAAGAAGTTTAGTAAGTGCAACAGACGCAGGAGGCGACGGGTCTTTTGCATATAACAATTCTACTGGAGCGTTTACATATACTGGCCCGAGCGCAGCAGAAGTTCGAGCGCATATCACAGCGGGCACGGGTGTTACATACTCGAGCGGACAAGTTAGTATTGGCCAAGCCGTTGCAACGAATAGTAATGTAACTTTCAATAACGTAACTGTAGACGGTACACTGGCTACAGACGACATTACTGCAACTAATATTACTACTTCTAATAATTTAATTGTTACTGGAAATTTCACAGTAAACGGTACAACTACTACTGTTAATACTGAGACTATGGCTGTTGAAGATCCATTATTGGCTTTAGCAACTGGTAATAATTCGGCAGATGCTATTGATATTGGCTTATACGGACTATACGATACTGGAGGTACAGATAAATACTCTGGACTTTTCAGAGACGCTAATGATAGCGGAAAATGGAAACTATTTAAAGATTTACAAGCAGTTCCTACTACGACTGTAAATACAGGCGGAACAGGATATGCAGCAGGTACACTTGTAGCAAGTATAGAATCTTCTAGTGCTACAATCACAGGCGGAACAATAACAGGAATTACAGATTTAGCCGTAGCAGATGGTGGAACAGGACGAAGCTCCTTTACATCAAATGGTCTTTTATACGGTAATGGTACTGGTGGCGTAAATGCTACCGCAGCAGGAGCAGATGGGTATATACTTTTATCTAACTCCGGTACTCCCACTTGGTCAGCATCCATTGATGGGGGAACATTCTAACACACTCTAGCGTATATACGCGAAGTTAGGAGAGCCATATGGCACAAACAATTAAGCTCAAGCGGTCTAGTACTGAAGGGGCTGAACCAAGCACGTCCGATCTTGCCCTAGGTGAAGTTGCAATCAACACCTTTGACGGCAAGATGTTCATCAAGAAAAACGATGGGTCTGACTCTATAGTAGAGTTAGGAACCGGTGGTGGCGGTAGTATATTCGTAAAAACTACAGTTACTGCTACAGCAAATCAAACAACTGTTACTGGTCTTACTTATACAGCAGGGCTTATAAATATATATCTAAACGGGGTCAAATTAATTGTAGGAACAGATGTTATTGCAAGTAATGGTACTAGTATAACATTAGCTTCTGGAGCCGCTGTTAACGATATTATACAAATAGTTGCATTTGCAGGGGCGGGCACTCTTACACAAAATATTATTAAAGCTGATGGCGGAGCAGCAAATACAACATATACAAGCGTACAAACAATAAACGGAGGAGGTGCAGGTGGCTGATATTATACAAATTAGAAGGGATACAGCGTCCAATTGGACTAGTACTAATCCCACATTAGCTTCTGGAGAATTAGCACTAGAAACTGATACTGGAAAACTTAAAGCAGGGGACGGGTCTACAGCTTGGACTTCTCTT